CGTTGTATCAAGCATCCGATGACATTTACAAAGAACTCGTTAAGATGAACCCTGCTATGTCGGAAATCGTAGCATCCTTCACACCGGGTATTGAGAACTACCTCGGTATCATTTCCCTTCACATGGCCCTGCTTGACAAATCATGGGAAATCAAAGAAGAACATGTTGACATGGCTCATGAGATTTTACACGACCTGTTCCTAAACCTTATCTCATGGCTTGAAGACTCCGTTGAAGTGAACGGAAACAAGGCCAAAGAGGGCAAATTGCTTGAGCAGATGCTCAAGGCGTACAACGATAGCGTGGGCTATGAGATTGAAGGACACAACGGTGAATGGCGTAGGAAGCAAGCGGTACTCACAAAGTACACCGAAAACACCGGAGTATCGAAGAGTACAGCAGAAAGACATTTCAAGGATTATGCTTCCAAGATGTTTAACAGCCGCAAGCAAGGCAAGCGGATTTACTACCAACACAAGGCGGCGAAGAAATGAGTGACATAATGGCATTGGATATTGAAACAGGCAACTACTCGTGGGAAATCGGAGGATGGGATAAGACCGCCTCCTTTGAGCCTACAGTTGTCGCTACATGGAATGGCAACGATGGTACGGTGTATTGCAACAAGTCACTGGACATTGATGCTACAGTGAAAGAACTCCATCCTCGTACACTCGGTGAGGACTTAGCAAAGCATGTGGCTGGCGGTGGCGTTGTCATCGGTCATAACATCAAGGGATTTGACTTACCTGTACTTCGTGATGCACTCGATTGCTGGACGGCGGGTGACATACTCGGTAAGGCCGATGCGGTCATTGACACAAAGCACTTGGTACAGAAGGCGGCGACAGCCGTTGGTAAGGTATCAACAACTCTCGGTATGCTAACAAAGACCACTTTAGAGGACAATAAGTTAATGAATAGTGAAGATGCGCCTTTAGCATGGAGAGCGGGTAAATTCGATGAGGTAGCCAAATACTGCCTTAGTGATGCCCAACTTACATTCGACCTATATCAATTCGGAAAGAGCGAGGGGTATATCAAATCACGACATTTGGAAACTGGTGAAGTGGTCGAAATAGAAGTGGAATGGTGAAGACATGACTGAAATAGAAAGCACAAAGAGCAAAGCACAGATACACAACATTCGAGCGGCAAAGACGGTAGCAGATACCGTCAAATCGACCCTCGGACCTATGGGTATGGACAAACTGATGGTTGACGGCGGGGGTGGTGTTATCGTGACAAACGATGGTGCTACCATCTTGCGTGAACTTGATGTATCTCACCCCGGTGGTAAGATGATTGTTGAAGTAGCGAAGACACAAGAGAACCTGTGCTATGACGGTACTACAAGTACGGTCATTCTTGCAGGTCAACTACTCGGAAACAGCGAAATGTTGTTTGAGAAGGGATTGCACCCAAATGTGATTTGTCGTGGTTATCACGAAGCATCACAAATGGCCGTTGAGTACCTTCACACTAATATTTCACTCACAAGCAATGAGCGAGCAGTGTTGGTATCAGTTGCTAAAACTGCTATCACAGGTAAAGCACTTGAGAACTCACTCGATGCCGTTGCTGAACTATGCGTGGCGGCTGTCGAGAAGGCGGGTGACGCTGAAAGCGTGAAGGTCGTGTCCTTCCCCGGTGGCTCACTCGATGACTCGTACTTGTACGAAGGGTCGATTGTGAACAAGGACTATGTGCTTGAGGGCGAGGATGCCTACAGCAACATCGTTTTGTTGAACACCGGCCTTGAGAACGAGAAGAGTGAAGACAATGTACAGGTCCAACTCGATGCACAGTCATTCCAATCATACAAATCATCGGGTAAGGCAAACCTCATCTCAACGGCTAAATTACTTGTGAAAGCAATGCCGAAGGGTGGCGTAGTCTTTGTCCGTGATGCGGTCAATGACCATGTTTGCGCCCACCTCAAGAAGCATAACATCATGGTTGCTCGCAGAACACCGGAGTCAACACTACGCTCTTTGAGCAAGGTCACAGGGGCTACAGTGTACCAAACAGCCGAGGAAGTCGATACTGCTACCAAATGTACGGTTGAACGACAACGGCACAACGATGTGTGGTATCTCTTCGTACAGGGCAATGTCAAGAGTGATGAAGCAACACTCGTGCTAAGGGGTGCTACTACGCACACCCTTGAAGAAGTTGAGCGTGGTTTCGATGACGCTCTTGGTGTTGTATCATTAGTCTTAAAGAACGGCAACTTCGTTGTTGGTGGAGGAAACGCATACGCTCGTATGTCATCCCATCTACGCCAACACGCCGCTCAAATCGGTGGTAGGGCGCAGATGGCGATTGAAGCCTTTGCTGATGCCTTAGAGTGCATCCCTGCTACCATTGCCGAGAATGCTGGGCATGACCCACTTGATACAGTTCTCGCCATCCGTCACGAAATCCTACAAGGGAACCGTGAGATTGGCCCCGATGTACACAACGGTGGTGTGTGTAGTATGATGGAACTTGGTGTGTATGAACCCGCCGAACTTGTTCGTCAAGCAGTATTGAGTGCCAGTGAAGTCACCAACTCCATCCTACGCATTGACGATATTATAGCACGAAGGCCAGCACAATGAACAGATACATTTGCCCATTTTGCGATGAACCATGCGAAGTATTGGTTGATGGAGATTTTTGCGAGGCTTGTTTCGATGGGGCGACTGTTAGAGAAGTTGAAAGTAAAGTGTAGGGCTTGTGCCCATTGGCACATAGCACGACGCATATCGGCTCGCTACCTTGATGATGAGCGTGAGCGATTCCTGTTGCTACAGTGTAGGCAATGTGGGCACTATTGGCAAGATACCGCAATTAAGAAAAACAACAGTGAAAGTAGTTGAGAATAATTTTTCTTCTTCTATTTTGAATCGCCCTATTCACACTAACCGAACAAAGGTTGGATTGGTCGCATGGCTTACTGTACAGACGAACTTAGCGTACCCACCATCGCTGTCGGCGGTGTCACCAATGGCAGAAGTGGTTGAGTTGGTGAGAGCGAATGTACCAGTGTTAGAGCCGTGGGTGTTCTTTATCTCGATGATATAACCCGCTGGGAAGGGTCCACTGGTAGTCACAGCGAATGTACCACCCGGTGTAAGCACGAGGATGTTAGCATCGGTTGATGTGAGGTCAATGCTGGTAGCAGTGCTTGTCAACACACGGTCAAACACTGAACGAGTGAAACGGGCGGCGTGAGTACCACTGTAGTACAACACATCCTTATCGTTGTCACCTGCTGTAGTGCTGGCGATTTGTGCCCCAAAGGATTGCCACATTGCACCAAAGCGTGAGCCAGTAAGACCACCCACTTCACCACTGTGGAAGTTATCGAGTTCTGTATGTGAGTCAACTTCGGCTGTAGCGGCAATGTCACCTGTGGTGACGGGTGAGAAGTACATTGGTGATGGTCGGATGAACACACGCTTGTCATTCACTTCTGTGATAGCCAACTTGAGGTCATCGCCCCCAGCGTCATACACGACACGGAGGACAGCGAGAACGAGTGTTTGGGTGTTTGCCAACGCACTACTACCTGTTGCAGTAGGTGTATTGAGGAAAGAGGTGGAACAAGCGGGATAGGCGTTAGCACCTACGGTGGTGGCTGTTCCTAATTCCCAATAAATATGTTTCACAGTGGAAGTATCGTCAGCGCAAGCATAGACGACAACAAGTGCTTCTTTACCACTGGTAAGGGCGGTGTGTGAACCTGCGGCACTGGCACTGCTTGTATTCAATGTGTAAGTTGTTGTTGTACCTACACCACCTGCGAACTGATACATGACCCCATCAAGAACGACATATCCACCTTTCACAGTGAAAGTAGTACCACTGGCATAATTGACAGCACCGGGTAAGTTGGCGGGTGTATTCCTGTCACCTTCGCCTACCGATGTATCATCGTACATAATGATGCCATTACCGTGTACACCCTCAATCATGTTGGTAAGTGTGGGTGATATGATGTGGTCACCGTCAGCCAAGCCGTCAGCGTTAGTTGCTGTTGTCACTGTCAAATTGTGATTCGTATGTCCCGATACTGGATTGCCGTTTCCCATGTCATGCCACCTCAATTAAAATTTCAATGTTAATTTCATTTGCCGATGTTTTGATAATCGGCTTTGTCGTATAACGAGCGACTGGTGTGAAGTCGGAAGTGGTACGATTCTGTATATACACCTCACGAATCTTATCATCGAATGCATCATCTACACTCATGGATGCTTCGACAAGGAGAGCAGTGTCGTCAATAATCGTCACTGTCGGCGTGAGGACAACGGCAGGGCGACCAGCCGCTCCATCCTCCGAAGTAGCCGGTGTACCGTCGAAGCCTACCACTACTTCGTTGATGGTATCAGCGATGGTTTGTAGGAGTAAACGGCGTATGTGATTCGATACGGGCATGTCAATAACTCCTGTATTCGGATTTGTTCGCACCTATTGGTAGGCCAGTGCCACCAATTTTGCCTCTTGTCTTCGTGCCTTTAACCCCTCCGATAAGGAAGGCGGTGTTGTGTACACCTCGTTCTGTCACTGTGGAAGTAATACGCAACTCAATCTTACCAAACATGGATAGGTTCTCTTCGACAATCTGTACATAGGTGAGCGGTGCTTCTGCGCCGGAAACAGCATTTGCTCCCTCGCTTATACCTTGCAGTACCCCTTCTATACCCGACTCGATGTTGAGCATGGTTAGGTCAGTGTAGCCTGTGAGTGGTGTGTGTTTTGCTTCTGTGATGACACGGTTTACTCCACCGTACTCGATGGTCATACCGGGGCGTAGGTGGGTCAAACCCGGATGCCCCTCACTACTGATTGCACCAGCGGAAAGCGTATTACCTCGTAGGATTTGACGACCTACACTCTTTGCCTTTCTGCTTGAGCGTACAGTCATATCAACGACAGGTGCGGGTTCTTCTCGTATCTCACCGTTGATACCACTTTGCCTTTCAGTATCATTAACAGTGACAATAACCAAGTCATTCAATGCCATTGGTTGACCCTGTACAGTGATACGATTAGGCGTGTTATCCACTGGGTCTTTGCGAGTCGAGCCGAAGTGAAAGTCAGCATCCACTGTAGCAGTGGCTTCACTGAATGTGATAGGTACATAGAGCATATTACCAAAACGGTCCATCAACACCATACGGCTGTCGTGTCGCCCAATGAAACGCAGTGCTGTCATCAAGTTGACATTAGCGAAGTCTTGACCGAGGAAACGATTGGAGTGCATTCTTCGACCATTGTTGTTGTTTGTAGCGGCCATGTTGCGGCCAATGTTGAAACTGTTCATGCTCGTAGTGGCCTGTTGACCTAAGCGAATCGCCATGTCGGTAGTACGAAGACCAACATCAATCGGCTGTCCCAACTTAACTTCACGCTCAAAGAAGCCGAGGTCGTTAAGTGTTTTACCTTTCATATTTCTTAAGTTCATCAAGATACCAACAGTGCTTGACTCAAGCGTTGAAGTCACCAAGCGTTGGGCCGGGTTGTCAGCGTTGTAAACAAGCATTGGTTTGTTGGTTGAACTCAATACATTGTCGCCTAAAAAGGGTACTGCGGTACTACTGTGGCCCGGAGTTTCTTTATGTGTGATTTGAATTGACGACTCACCCTCAACGATTTGATAACGGGTTTCGGGCATGACTTGGAAGGTGGATGCGTTGCTGTTTTCAATGGTGACCTTCGCCTGTACGCCTGTACTCGTGTCCACCTTTGCATGATGAACAGCGTTGTCAACGAACACTGGCTTACGCACATGGTCCATCACTGCGGGCATGTCGGTATTGAACCGGCCAACAATTGTGTTCTTGATTACCACCATGTCACTGCCCCATCATTACGAATTGGGAGTGTATGGTACTCGTTGTCCCATTGATTGGTCACGAGGGAGAAGTTGGTCGGGTGGTGCCCTAAAGAAATTTTTTCTTTCTTGACCCATTGCTACTTCGGGTGATTGATGACCTGTATTTTCTTTGCCATCATAAGTCCTATATGGGTCATATTGAACATGCCGTGAAGTAGGCGTGTCAACTTGTTGCATAAATCTAAACGCTTCATTGCCATACATCGGTGAACGGTAGTCGTCTTGACTTGTATATGGTGCAGGGAACCCTTCTTCATCCGTTGGATAACCCTGTTTAGTCGCAGTGGGCACATCCCTAATCCGATTCCGATTTATTTGTGAATCTTGATACATTTCATAGGGGAATTTTTCCGGGTCTAACCCGTACCCACGGTCGTCTGTTGGTTCGGGAATTATCTTTCCTATACCTTCGCCAAAAGGTTTTCTTCTGTTTAGCATACCTACGATTGCAGGATGCATCGTTTTCAATCTTTCTTGAATCCTCAATAGGGATGGTGCTACTTGGTAGCCACCTTGATTTGTAAAAGCCGGGTCCGAATCTATTGTTTCGGTATAAAGTGAATCTTCGGGCAAAGCCTTCAATAATTTCCATGCTTGTTCAAACGGTTTATTCATTAACAATTCCACCTTTTTAGTGATGCGCCTTTAGGAGTAAGTTTACCCTTCTTGCTGGTTGCTCCTTTCATGCCACTCATGCGAGCGCAAAAAGACTTCC